CGTTAGCAGACAATACATCCATTGCTGAAAAGGCACAAGAACGTTTCAACAAGAAACAAGAGGAGGCGGCAAAACAAGAGCAAGAACGTAGACAAAAAATAGAGAGTCTTATCCAAAGCTCTCGTGATATTGCTTTGGCTGATTTGCAGCGTGGGCAAAGTTTGGCAGAATTACGCAAAGAATACCCAAAGATATTTGCCCAGTATGATATTGAAACAATCAAATTGGCTGACATTCTTAAGCTAAAGCAGCAAATAGCAGAAGAAGAGGCAAAGCGTGCAGGAGAAAAACGTGCTAAAGAGTTTTCAGATATTGAATCAGAAATTAAGTATTACGAGAATCTTTTAAAGTCGTTATCCGGGCAACAAGGTGTTGATGGCTATGTAAAGAAATTAAAAGAACTACGTGCAGAACGAGATGTCATGCTGCAAGAAAAAGGGAAAGGTATCTCTGAACAGTTCATTTCCAATCTTAAAGATGTTGATATTAGTGAGTTTGACCGCTACATCTCTGAGTTGGAGAAGCGTATCAGAGGAAAGGGGGAAAATGGAACTGTGAAACTTCGTTTGCCTATTGATATTAAGGGTACTTTGTCTGATGAAGCAATCTATAATGTGAAAGACATAAAAACACTTATAGATACAGCAAAATCAGTCAAGCAAACCCGAATTGATTCAGAGAAGAATAAAACCACCTACAAGCAGGATTATGAGAAAGCGAAGAAAGACTGGGATGATGCTAAGAAGAAACTTTCTGAAATAGAAAAGAATAAATCCAAGTTTACTTCAAAGCTGTATGAAGAAGCTAAGAAACGAGTAGAAACAACTGAAAAAGCCTATAAAAATTTGGGCGGTATTACTGGTAGTTCTTTGACTAAGCAGGAAAAAGCTGCTGAAAAGCAAAAGGAAAATCAGGAAAAGCTGGACGAACAACTTCTTTCACTTCACCGTCAGAACCAACAGGATGAAATCAACCTGATGAGAGAAGGCACGGAAAAGAAGTTGAAACAGATTGACCTTGATTATCAGAAACGGATTGATACGATAAGAAAACAGGAGGAAGAATGGAGCAAAGCCGGTAACGGTAAACTGACCGACAAGCAGGCACAGAAAATTTCAGAAGCTTATACCAATGCCGAAAGTATGAGAGATAAAGATATTTCCGATGTAACTGAAGGACAGCTGAAAGCCGAACAACAGGCTTTGAACGACTACTTGAAAGAATATGGCACGTTCCAGCAGCAGAAATTGGCTATCGCCCAAGAGTATGCGGAAAAAATAAGGAAAGCACAGGAAGAAAACGGTGTTAATAGTGCACAAGTAAAGTTACTGGAGAAACAACGTGATGTTGCCATACAGAACAAGGAAACAGAAGCCATAAAAGCCAATATAGATTGGGTTACTGTGTTCGGTGAGTTTGGTTCCATGTTTTCCGACATGGTAAAGCCTGCCTTGGACGAAGCAAAAAAATATGTACGGACTGACAAGTTCAAGAACTCCGATCAGGCAAGCCAGAAATCATTGATTGACGCCATCAGCCAGATGGAAAAGTCTTTGGGTGGTACAAGTGGAGTCAACTTCAAGAAACTTGGAGAGGATGTAAAAGCCTATCAGACAGCTGAGCAAAACCGCATCTATGCCGTAGAAACCGAAACGGACGCCTTAGAGAAACTTCAAAAGGCGCAAGAGGACTACGCCAAGGCACAAAAGGACGGAACAGAAAGCGAGAAACAAGCCGCTGCAAACGCTCTTGAAACAGCGCAGCAGAATGCAGACATTGCGTCCGCCAACGTAAAGACACAGACAGATATCGCCAATCAGGCCCAGCGTAATGTGACTGATACCGCCACCAGACTGAAAGCAAGCATGGAAAATTTGTTGGGAGGCTTGCAGCAGATTTCATCCGGTGGATTATATAACGCGTATAGCGGAATTATCAAAACCGTGAACGGATTCAAGGATGTCATAGGAAAAACGTCAGAATCTCTTAAGGAGGTCCCCATTGTCGGATGGATTCTGTCCATCATTGACGTACTCAAAGACGGATTGAGTGATCTTGTCGGTGGTCTGCTTGATGCTGTTCTGAACGCGGTCAGTGGAATTATCGGTGATGTCTTGTCAGGGGATTTGTTTGTCACAATCGGCAGGTCATTGAGGGACGGCATAGGAAACATCCTGAACGCGATCTCATTCGGAGGCTTCAACTCCCTGTTTGGAATAGGTGGAAACGCCAAGGAAGTACAGGAAACGATAGACAGGCTGACGAACAGGAATGAAACTTTGCAAACGGCCATCGAGGAGCTGACTGACGAGATGAAGGCAAGCAGGGGAATGAAATCGGTTGAATCTTACAAGGAAGCTGTAAAATATCAGGAGGAAGTCAATAAAAACTATCTGCAAATAGCAAAGGAGCAAGCCGGATATCATAAGAGCCACGGCAGTTGGCAGCATTATCTGAAATGGACGGATGAAATGCTGGAACACGCAAGAAAAGCTACCGGTATGCAGGATTTCTCCGGCACTGATTCCTTGTGGAATCTGACCCCCGAACAGATGAAGGCTCTACGGTCGGACGTATGGTTATGGGATATCATGGAATCTTCCGGTAAGGGAGGTTACGGTGAGCGTGTTACCGACAAGCTGGATGATTATATAGAGCAGGCAGGAAAACTGGAAGAACTGACCGACAGTCTTTATGAGGGCTTGATCGGAATGTCATTCGATTCCATGTATGACAGTTTTGTAAGCAGTCTGATGGATATGGAGAAGAGTGCGGAGGATTTTGCTGATGACATATCCAAATATTTCATGCAAGCGATGCTGTCAAATGCCATCGGTGAACGGTTTAGTGACAAACTGAGGGCATGGTATGATAAATTCGGTGAAGCCATGAAGGATGATGGTACGCTTGACAATAATGAGCGTAAGGAGCTGATGGATGAATACATGGGTTATGTGGACGAAGCCATGAAGCTCCGTGACGAACTTGCCGCAGCAACCGGATATGATAAGATTTCGCAAGAATCAACATCCCAGTCAGCTTCATCCAAAGGTTTTCAGGAAATGAGTCAAGATACTGGCGAAGAGTTGAACGGTAGGTTTACAGCATTGCAGATTGCAGGAGAAGAAATAAAGAATCAGAATATTATTCAATCTCAATCACTTAATCTACTAACAGTAAAAGCAGATGCTCTACTTTCCATAGATACGGAAACAAGAAATATTGCTGATGATACGCGGGATTTGATAGCGCAATCCTATCTTGAATTGGTACAGATTTCAGAAAATACAGGGGCAATCGTCAAACCTATTCAACAGATGCAAAGAGATATAGCAGAAGTTAAAAAGAATACAGCAAAATTATAGTCTATGGATGAATTATTAATTAATGGCGAAAACGCTTATACAACATGGGGTGTGAGAATGGGAGAGGGGTTTCTTGATGCTATTGGGGCATCCGCTCCCATGAAGGATTTTATTGAGAACAAAAGCAGACTTGAACATGGGAAGCGGGTAATAATCAATAATCCGAAAGTCGATGAGAGGGAAATAACACTTTCTTTTACAATTGAAGGAAATTCCCAATCTGATTATCAAGCAAAGAAAAAAGCTTTCTTCGATGAACTTTATAAGGGCAAGGTTGATATTCAAGTCTCGGCTAATAGTAGCGAGATTTATCATCTGGTTTATCTCGGTAAAAGTATCACTTACGCACAGAGTTTAGACCGAACTTTCGGAAAAATTTCAGCCAAGTTCAATGAGCCGAATCCGGCCAACAGAACTTAATTCACGACATTGGTTTTATTGTCGTGTATGTGAGTGCTCAAAATTGGGCACTCTTTTTTTTATCTCCGAACTTTGAAGACATGAAACAAATCGACATCAAAGACATATCCGGTGCTATCCTGCTTACAACTCTGATTAATGAAGGCTGTAAGCGTAAGTTCACTCTGATGAAGGAGGACTACATCACATTAAAGTTCTCCTTGGATAATCCCATATATTTCAAACTTGGCTCATACATGGAGTGTGACTTCGGACTGTTCGAAGTGTGCGATTTGCAGAAGCCCGCATTCAACACCAATACCGCCGGCTACGACTATGAGTTTCAGCTTGATGCCTATTATTGGAAATGGAAAAACAAAATCTTCAAATATACCCCGGAGACGGCCGGACAGGAGGCGTCCTGGAACCTGACTGCCCCGCTTGACGTACAAGCCGGTATAGTCCTGAGAAATTTAAAGGCTCTTGGTTACACATACAAAGGACAGGATTTTGTTTTCTCCATTGACAGTACGGTAGAGAACAAATCACAACTGATGTCTTATGAGAACATCAACATTTTGGATGCCTGTTTCTCCATGGCGAAAAAATGGGATTGCGAGTGCTGGATAACCGAGAATATAATCCATTTCGGGCGTTGTGAGTTTGGCGACGCGGTGGACTTTGAGATCGGGAAAAACGTGCAGGAAATGCCACGATCTGAATCCCGGTCCACCTATGCGACAAGAATCTATGCTTTCGGCTCGACAAAGAACATCCCTTTTAACTACCGTCCGGTTGATGAGACCGTGGTTGTGAACGGTGTGGTGCAGCGCAGGCTGATGTTACCCGAAGGAACCCCGTACATAGACGCTTATCCCAATATGACCACCGAGGAAGCCATTGAACAGGTGGTTATCTTCGATGAAGTCTATCCCCGAAGAACGGGCACCATGTCGGATGTTACTACCATCGAGGTGACGGACAAGGTGGAGAATGAGGACGGCACAACCACTGAGGAAAAATGGAATGCCTACCGTTTCAGGGATACAGGTGTTAACTTTTCCGAGAAATATATCCTCCCCGGTCAGGAGCTGAGGATACGTTTCGCGTCCGGGCTTCTCAACGGTCTGGAGTTCGCCGTGAAGTTCAATCCTGAGGGAAAGCCGGAGAAGCTGGAGGACGGCGGCTGGAATCCCGATGCACAGTTATGGGAGATAGTCAGGAATGAGGACTACGGCAGACCGCTTCCCGGCGATGTGCTCTTTCCCCAGGATGGAGATGAATATGTACTATCCGGCTGGGACAGCACGAAAATAACCGAACTGGGGCTTGTGGGTGCTGCAGAACAGGAACTGAAGGTCAAGACGGAAAAATACGCTTCCAAATCAAAGGTTGACCCGAGTACTTACGACTGCACGATGATGTCCGGTGACGCATACCGCGAGGACGGCATTCATAACCTCTACAGCATTGGTCAAAAGGTCAACCTTATCAACAAAGCCTATTTCGAGAACGGAAGGAAGTCAAGGATTATCGGATTTGAATTCAATCTTGACTATCCCTTTGACTCACCTGTCTATACTGTTGGGGAAACCGCCTCTTATTCTCGTATCGGCGAGCTGGAGGAGAAGGTTGAGAGCCTTACCCTGAAAGGACAGACCTATACGGGCGGTGGTGGCAGCGGCGTGTATGTGATTGGAAGCCACGACTCAACCCCGGCGACAGACCATAACGTGTATTCCGCATTACGCTCGTTGAAAACTTTTCTTTGTAAAGATAAAGAAGATATCGCTAATGAGCTGATCACGTTCCTGAAAGGTTTTTTGGTTGGTAAGAATGGTAGTGGAATTACTGTACTGGAAGATGGTACCTCTCAAGCCGTTGTTGACCGGCTTTATGTGAAGATTAAGGCTGTCTTTGATGAACTTGAAGTGAAAAAGAAAACGCATGTTGGTGGTGAGCAGATCATATCTCCGGCCGGAATGAAGTGTGTCCGTGTGGAGGAACTTGATGAGAGCTATCGCTGCTTTTTTTTGTCGGAAGTCGATGGTATTACAATCAATAACGAATTTACAGTCGGTACATTCGCTTTATCTCAAGAATTTAATATTAAAGAAGGAACATCTCACAATGTATCCAACCGCTACTACTGGCGCGAGGTGACAGGAGTAGGAGCTGACTATATTGACTTGAGCAAAACCAATGCCGACAAGGACAGTGATATTCCGGTTGCCGGTGATGATATTATTGGTTTGGGACACTTGACGGATATCACTCGTCAGGCAGCTATAATCCTTTCTTCTGTTAATGAAACTTCGCCTTCCATTATTTTCTATCAAGGTATCAACTCTTTCTCTCTTGCCGGGAAAGAAGTCATCGGGCTGGGCTTTGACAAGTCCACCGGACACGCCTATATCAATGTGTATGGTGATGCCTATATCGGTGCCAAGGATGAGAGCACTTACATCCGTTATACACAAAAAGGCGGTGTTGATATCAAGGGTATGTTCCATATCGAGCAGGGTTCCACCGGATGGCGTAATATGGAAGGTCTTCCGGATGAGATACAGGCGGCGGCTGATCTGGCCCAAGAGGCTAAGGATGCGATAGACAATGCCGCCGTTGGTAGTGTCAATCTGTTGCGCAATTCTGGATTTACGGGAGATTATGAAACAGAGGACCTGTCTGCCGCTACCGAGCTATCGGCGGATACCGAACTTTTTAGCAAGCAACTGGAATATTGGACGGGAGTGGCTACCGTATCTGCGGACAGTGATGCCGGCTCCGGGTACTCTGCCGCAATCGGTAGTTTGTCCCAGTCCGTATCATTGATTAAAGGAGAAAGTTATGTTATCAGTTATAAAGCAAAGGGTACGTCTGTGTCTGTTTCGTGCGGTTCTTTCAGTGTTTCTCAACCTCTCACATCCTCTTATCAGAGATATACCCATAAGATCACCTTCAATGGCAGTGGTATATTTCTTATCAGTGGTACCGCAACCGTTTGTGACCTTCAGTTAGAGCGTGGAACCATCGCTACTGACTGGAAGCCTTCAATTCTTGACAATGACAAGGCAACAGCCGGTTTCCAGTCAATCAATTATATCGCCAGCGCGATTAAGGATGGTTCTGTGGACATCCTTGGCGGTTTGATATTGGCCAATATGATCCAGTTAGGCAACTACAAGGATGGCAAGATGCAGAAGGTCACCGCCGGAGTTAGCGGCATATACAATGACGATGATGATGTGGCATTTTGGGCAGGTGGCACGTTACAACAGGCTATATTGACCGTGATGAGGTTTCGTAATGATCCTGATTACCGGCCTACGGATGAAGAATGGGCGAATATGGCGAACTTCGTTGCCACTCATGGTGGCGATACGTTCTTGCGTGGCTATATTTATGCCTTGGGTGGTAAGTTCAGAGGTGTGGTTGAAGCCTTGGGCGGATTTTTCCGCGGAAAAGTAGAAACATCTGTTGACGGGAAACGCATTGTCATTGATCCGGATAAAAATACTCTTGAAATGTACACGACTGAAGGACATACCACCTTGATATTAAGGTTCGACACATCATCGGACGGATGGGAATATGGTGATTTGATTTTGCGGAAATATGCAGGGGACCAATTGATACTAGAAACGACTGTATATCCGGAACGTATCAGAATACAGAATTATGTAGAAAATACGGATATCATTCTTAATCCCAATAACGTATCCTTTTATGGTTCTAAAGGCGAAACGCTGTTAGTCGGAATGAAACCGGTATATAATGGAGTGGGTGTGTATAAGCATGTGGCCAATATTGATTGCAGTAATTGGCCGGGGAAAGATGATGTTTCGTCAGGTCAGGTATATGTGGAATATGAGACAGTAGAAGGAGTCGTGACAAACGGGACTTTAAAAGTAAAGAAGTGATATGGAACTGAATAGTATTAACAAGACAGGTACTTGGAGTGAGGCGGCAGACCGTCTTAACAACAACTTTAGTAAGACTTCTACCGAACTAGAAAAGGTCAAGCAGAACGGTATCCGCAACAAGGGATTATTTTCTACTCTTAAATTGCTGGAAGAGGCTGTTCCATCTCCTGTTGTGGGTGACTGGGCTATTGTGGGGGATACCATACCGGGCCCTATATATGAATGCAAGATAAAGGGGAAATGGAGTCCTACAGGCACGACAGGAGGTGGCGGAAGTGTTGACTTGAACGGATACCTGACAGCCGAGGAGATAGACGATGTAACATCAATATTATAAGAGTTATGATAAGAATTAATTATCAGTCCGATTTTAAAATCATAGAGAAGAGCCTGAATGGAGATATAAATACTCCCTTCCGGTTTACTTACCGCACAGTCCTGTCGGGGTGTGTTGTTGCGGAGTTTGACGGGCACGGGTACAAGAACTGCCGCAGGCTTGATGATGGTGGTCTGCTGGTCATTTTTGGCAGGCATGGACTACGTCCCGGTGCTCTGTCGGTCAAACGCGAATACTATCTTTCCGATGCTGATTTTGCCGATGGCATCTGCAATCTTGTATCGGTGGAGAATACAGGTGTTATCCTCGTTGCCGGAAAGACGGATGAGAGCACGGCGGAGATCATTTCCTATCCGGATTATGCCGCATACAATGCGGTGCAGAGCGTCCCTCTGTCAGAGAGGGAGTATGATGATGTACTGAGTGGTTTTGTACCTCCTCTGCCACCGGAAGAGGAAGAATGATTTAATAGTTAAATAAATAGTTACATAAAATAATGATAGCTTAAGTTCCCCCGGAACTTAGGCTAATAACAGGAGATATTATGGTAAAAATGCATAAACTGACCAAGGGTGGACAAACCATATTCCCGGCTACCATCTATGATGCAGTGGTCAACCCCAAGACACGCAAGAGTCTGACCTCGGAACTTTCCGAGTTAGAAATTGAAATCAATGGATATGTTTTTAAATTATCTGAATTTGAAATCGGACAATGGACGGGTACGGGACAATCCATTCATCCTAATTCCACAGAAGGTTACTTAAGATTTAAACAAGCTTTAGACGTTGATATTCCAACTGGATTTGTGATAAGTGTCATAGATACCAATCACAATCAAGTCAGACTTGCCGATTTGGGCTTGGTTGTTAAGTTTACAAATGCCGAAGGTGATCATGTTGAATCAGGATACGCTGATAGTGGGTATCAAATACAGGTTCAAGGTACTGCGAAATATATGTATATACATGCTTCAACCGAAAAGATAAGTGCCGTTTCCGGATATAGTATTCTGGGATTGTATTACAAACCTGTAATTGATTATGTAAAAGGAACCTATACAGAAATAGCTAAGGCTAAGGAAATGTCCAGAGAGGCCAAGGAGATTGCAAATAACACATCAAATGAACTCAAGTCTCTTTCGGAAGGTGTGGAATTGCCTTATTTGCCTTGCAATACTCTTGAAATATTGCTCAAACATGCTTATGTGGGTAATACGTTGGGAGACAATCCTATCTCCAATGCCACAAATAACGCTTATAGCAGGATTGATGTATCCAGCATAGAGAACGGTACACTTCTTTATCTGAAAAATGCGGAAGATGCAAATATTTTCATGGGAACATGGAAATTCTTTGGCTCTGATGGCAACCAGATTACTGCTACGGTAAGTGGAACATCAGGAAAGGACAGGGGGTATCTTAAACCGGATGGTGCTACAGTATTAGGACTACATATAGGTATAGCTTCAATAACAGAGGATAATCAGGAACAATGGATGAAATCTTTAAAAATATATGGTATTCCCTATATTCAGACCGGGCTTAAAGGTCAGATATCCGAACTGGATCAGAAAGTTGAGAAAAACAGGGATGAGACCGAAGCCAATATCAAGGATTTGAATGAAAGGTTGGAATCTATGGAACATAAAGATCAGTCCTATAAAGAAGCGCTGAAAGTTCTTTTTATCGGATCATCCTTCGGTGTGGATACAGTCAGAGAAGTAGGTAACATTTGTGCTTCATTTGGCAAAAATGTAATTTTGGGAAATGCTTATATAGGTGCAGCCACTTTAGATGTTTTTTTGAAAAGGTTTCAAGGAAATAAGGGAGTTACGTATTATAAATGGAAATATCAGGCAACGACATGGGAACAATATAACGGTACGACAGGAAAATGGTCCAGCGAGCCTGATTCTGATATAACGGATGAAGGGGAACCTGCACCGGCAAATGACACAGTCTTGATGGACTGGTTGTTGGCTGATGAAGCGTGGGACTTCATCATCATGCAAAACGGGGCTTATCAATCCCCTTATGAGGACCAATCCTCTTTTTGGGAAAAAGGAGAAGATGGACAAATAACAAGGAACATAGTACAAGAATTGATCGACTTGTGTAAAAAAGCCTGTCTCTATAGTAATCCTGTATTCTGTATGAACATGACTTGGGCGTTCAGCATTTATCATACAATCTCCGAGTCGCACGGCCCCAATGGTGCAGATGATGATCACTGGTTGAGTTATGGAAACAACCAAAAGGAAAGACAATTGGGTATGTGGCGTAATATTGCCAAAAACTACAAGGACTGCATATCCAATTGCCCGGATGTCAAATTCATCATTCCATCCGGAACAGCGGTTCAGAATGCAAGAACTGTCACACAACTAAGACAGTCTACAAATTATGCTTCCGCTTCACCTGCAATCCCAACTATTCAGGAGGCTGAAACTATTACCGATTTGACTACCGTTTCTGATACTTATCCGTTTATGAACAACGTGGCGAACTGGACGAACAAGAATGACTTTACTCGTGATACCATTCATGCGGATTTTGGCATAACAAGATATTTGGTTGCCGCAACTTTATTCCAATCTTTTATGACGAAAATATACAATCTTGATATCGCAGACTGTAGCTATAGAATATCTCAAGGAGGGGGAGATTACAGGGAACAATTGTGTACGCCTGTAGATGAGGAGAACTTTGCATTGATAATACGCGCTGTCAAAGCGGCTGTAGGCAACCCTTTTGAAATTACAACCCTGGTAGAGTAACCCGGAAAGTTATCAGTAACACTCAAAACATATATTTATGATACGAGAATTAATCATCAGAATAATGAATCATCTGTCCGTTGAAGTACACCCGGATGCGGAATGGTTTTAATCATAAGGGCTGATCTAGGGATAAGGTCAGCCCTTAATAGTAAACTCATTACTCTACAGATTCACTTGTGTCCTGTTTCAATTTTTCAATATAGTTTTTTAAAGTTTTTATATAATCAGGAACATCACTTTCCGCATATTTTCCAAAATCTTCAAATTGAATATACGAAGGTGAACCATCGCTTATAATTGGATAAACTTGTTCCAATTCAGCTTTCATATATTTAGCGTGAGTAAACATATCATCCAAAGCATGTTTACGGTCTTTTTGGAGCCTCCCATTTTTAGATTTACATTTAGATTCCTTATATTTCTCTAAATGATATTCTAAACTAGATACTACTCGTTCTAATTGACTGATGTTTCTTTGTTTTTCATCCATATTCTTATATTTTTAAAATTTCAAGAACAAAATTAAAAAACATTTGATATAATGGTCTTGTTTGATATAAAATTTTATGTCATAACAATTCCCTCAACCGATATGGTCACATTATCCATTATATTTTTCACTGTATAAATATCAAGTCCGGGAGCTGATAAAGTGCTGTCTTTGGCAACAGAGCTTCCATTAGCCTTTACGCTAGCCGAGCTACCATCATATCCCTCCTGTATGGTCAGCTTTACACTAAACTCCCCACCTTCAGAAACGGGAGACACGCTGTTATTATATGCTTCAAGCTGATAGCCGTTTCCCTGCTGCATTGTAACAGTATATGTACGTGTGGAAGCCGCCATAGCCTCAATGTCTGCGACAGGAGTCATTTCCATCATTCGGGCAATTATCTCACGGGCGATCCTTTCATAGTAAGGTATGCCTCCGTGTGTCGGGTCAATGATGGTATTATCAGTATAATGGCTGTAAAACCAAGTCTTGTTCATATCATTGATACCGGTCTGCAATTTGGATTCAACGTATTTGATTCCCCACAGATTCAGAACCTTGATCATGTCAGCGGAAATATTGTTTACCGCGGTAGAAGTTTCACACACGTGAGGAGGTAAGACAAACAGGATATTGATGTTACGTGCGACAAGCACCTGATTAATTCCGGTGTAATCCACCTCATTATAGTATCCTTTCACTTTCATATATCTGTAGTATAATTTGGACAGGAGCACATTGATCGCTCCGCAAAGTGTGTTTGTATCATGGTTCGATATGGAAATATCTCCCAATGTGTAGCCGCCTCTGTCGTTGGTTCCTCCTGCGACATTTATCAATACCGCATCTTCTGCGAGAGCATTGATACGGATATCCTGCCAGAAAGCATTACCATTTGAGCCGCTGATACGCGTTCCTCCGATTCCGTGCCATTGTGACATCGTACCTAACATCCGGTCTATAAAAAACTGGTATCCGGGATTCTGAGAGATGCTGTCCCCCAATGTATCAGTAATCTTGCCGGTCCACCATGTTCTGATATCCCAGTTACGGACTATCCGGTAAAGATACAGATAGTCAGTCGGCACAGTCTGTTTCACATGACTGATATACGGTGTCCTGTCTCCACCTCCGCCCAGTTTTACCATCAAATCACCTGTCTTGTTATTAATGTGGAACTCAAACCGTATCTTAGAGGTTCCTTTACGGGCTGCGAACATAAGATAAGGGGAACTACCACCTTGTGTGTTCAGTTCCCGTTTCGGAATATATGTACCATCATCTGTATAACAATATATATGTCCTGATGTAACACCCTGAACGGAAATGACTCCTTCTGATGGACAGTCTATAAAATCCGTGATACGGTATGAGGGATTGGATACAACCGCACCGGTTGACGCGTCAAGATACGCATTGGTCAGATTGCCGTTAAACAGGTTGTATGTTTTTGTTTCAGCGAGCGACAGGCTCTCACCCATCTTCTCCCACTGTGCATTCTTTCTGCCATAAATACGGTCATCCACTGGCGCTTCTTCTACCGCATTGATTTCTTTCAGCAGATCGGGATTTTTAATCCAATACTCCGCAGAATTGGAAGGGGAGTCGTTGGTCACAACCAAAGAGGACACATTACTGGTTATAATCATGTTGACCTCTTCCATGTCTGCTATATCCACATAATCCGCAATCTGAAAATAGGATGCCGGAAGTCCCATGCCCGTCTGCGTCTTGAACGAACCGGTGGTTATTATAGCACCCTTATAATCCAGAATAAAAAATGTCACGCTATAATATTGGTTTGCCCAAATTTTATCGGTATTCTTTACTTTAAATATCGGATAAATGGCCCATCCATCAGAATTCTGCATATAGCCGGTAGCGCCTTTTATAAACCGCACATTCAGTAGTGCGTTTTCCATATCAAGCATGGAATTTCCTCTCACTCTATAATCACTCAGAACATTGACCGGAAGATCGTACTCCTTGTTCCAGTAATTGACAAGGTTCTCAAGAAATATTTTACCACCATTCTTGGCAAAACACATTGAAACCTTGGTGTAAACGAGTTTGGTATTCAGAGTGAATGAGTACGTTCCAATTTCTGTATTATAACTGAAGCCTCCTGTATCATCATCTATATATGCCAACGCCGTAGGGGTGTTACCCATATTCTTCAAAATATCCTTGAATAGAATAAACGCCGGACTATCCTCCCTGCTGATCTCAATACAAAGATAATCGCTGTCATTTACATATTTTTTTGTTCCGGCAATAATCTTGACGTTATCTCTTATCACAAACTTGTCGTACAATGTTGTAGATTTATCAACAAGTTTCATTACATAATTAGAAAGGGAGTCATTTGGAGCTAATTCAGCTATTTCCGCTGTCAGACTCTTGCGTGTCTTGGGATTGACCACAGCGTCATAGATGGTAGCCGGGAATATGGTTTGTCCACCCTTGGTCAGTTTATGCATTTTTACCATAATGTATCTTATTATTAGCCTAAGTTCCGGGGGAACTTGGAAACAGCATTGAAAATGAATCAGATAAGTTCTGTTCAAAAAATAGGGTAGAACAAAAGATATTTTTCTTAGGATTCTACCCACTTTCTACCATGTATCTATTTCTACTATTTTTTTAGGTGAAAAAGTTTGAAACAGGAATGTGATTTTTTATCTTTGCAGATGTGTAAGACCAAGAGCTTGTTGCGGATTAAATTCCGTAGCAGGCTCTTTTTTTATTGTCATATCGTGGCAATGGATTTCGGTGCTTTGGCAGCGATGATGCAAACGGATAGGGATACCTTTGAGGTGCGTATTTTTATAATTCAGATAAACAATAGACGAAATGGAATTAAACGACTGGTTGGCTATAATCGGGGCTTTCGGAGGATTGGAGGCTGTCCGCTGGGGTGTCACGTTCTGGGTGAACCGCAAGACTAACGCACGGAAGGAGGATGCGTCCGCCGATTCGATGGAGGATGAGAACGAGCGTAAGCAGGTTGACTGGCTGGAAGAACGCATCGCCCAGCGTGACGCCAAGATTGATGCGTTATACGTTGAGCTTCGTAATGAACAGTCTGATAAGCTGGCATGGATTCATAAGTGCCACGAGCTGGAACTGCAATTGAAAGATGCCGAGCATAACCGTTGTGACAGGCC